AACTACCAAACCACGGCTGGCGAGATTAACCTCGACCTGATACCTAAAGATTGGGCTCTTACGCCATTACGTGAGAAAAGGGCTTATCTTGCTGGCTGGACGTCCCAACCATATACGATTGATCAAATTAAAGATGAATTAGAAGAAGGAAAAGCAACTGGCATAGGTTTAATTACAGGTCAATGGTCCAACGCAGGTGGTCTTTTATGGGTTGATATTGATGGACCAGAAGGAATTCCAGAACTCGAAAAGCTAGCTGGAGCACCACTTTCAGCGATTTTTCCTCCTACTTTAACTATCTCATCGGGAAAAGAAGGAAGACAACGAATGCTTTATAGTATTCCCGCTTCAAAATTATCCTTATTACCAGATAAAGCAACAATAAAAATAGGTATACCTGCCTTTGAAATCCTGTTTAGGTCTAGGCAAGGTGCCATTATGGGCAGTCACCCAGAGACTGAAGGATATTTCACAACTTCTCATGGTGGTTTTGAGTATGCGAAAAATCCTCCTGAATTACCTGAGTGGTTATATAAAGCAATTGCAAAGGCACATCCCACTACAAAATTTAGAAAAACACCTAAACAAGGGGTAGTAACTCAACAGATAAATCTCAGTTATGAAGAAGGCTCTGAATACCAACAGGAAGAACTTCTAAACGAAGCAAAGCTTTATTTAGATCATCTAAGCGAAGACCGTTGTGTCGATTATGAAGAATGGATAACTGTAGGAGCAGCCTTACATCAAATAGATGAAAGTCTTTTAAAGGAATGGATTGGCTGGTCAGCACAGGCTGATAACTTCCAAGAAGGTGTCTGCGAACAGAAATGGGGTACTTTTGAACGCCAAGAAGGTGGTCCGGCTCCTGAAAATGGTGCAGGTATCCATACTCTTAGGGCTAAGGCAAAGGAAGATGGATATGTAGAACTAGGTGGTTTTGTAGTTGAAGCCGCCGATGTATTAGCTGAAAAAGCTAGAAAACTATTTAAAAATGATAGTCCTGAGTTTGCCGAGAAAACTATGAATAGTGCTATAAAAGCAATTATGGGAACCCCTTCTAAAAAAGAAGAGGAAGAAATAAAAGAGAAAGTAAAAGGAAGAAGCAGACCTAAAACTCCTCCTGCTTCAGAACTTGCAGAGTTCGTTACTCAAATGGTAATCGAATGTGGATGGAGATACGATCCTAAATTTGATACCTTTATGTTCTATCAAAGCAGTAAAGGTACATGGAGAAGAGAAGAATATAAACATGAATATAGACACTTCGTACAAGACCTATTTTTAAGGGAAAATATTCCTACGCCAGGTGGCTTTACATCTCATCTGATCGGTGACGTAGTTAACCTAACTCAGGCGTATATCACTCACACCTATTGGGATGATGATCCTGACAGACTTGCTTTCCATAATGGTGTCCTAGAAATGAGTACAGGAGAATTCCTAGATCATGATCCCGAACACTTTCTAACATGGGGACTTGATTTTGATTATGACCCTCATGCAAATCCAGGACCAATAATTCAATGGCTAAAAAGAACTCAGTATGGAGATGAGGATAGAGTTCAAGTTCTTAGAGCATGGTTGAAAGCTTGCTTAGTAGGTCAGGGACACGAACTACAGAGATTCCTTGAAGTCATTGGGCCAGGAGGACGTGGTAAATCTACTTTCGCAAATCTATGTTGCTCTTTAGTTGGTAATGGGAATTATGCAAGTACTACCCTCAATCAGCTCGAACAAAGCCGTTTTGAGATCGCATCGATAAAAGGTAAGCGACTAACCCTTATCAACGACTCAGAGCGTTACGGAGGCTCTGCACAGATCTTTAAAGCACTTACTGGAGGGGATAATCTTCGCTTTGAAGAAAAAAATAAAAATGTAGGTGAGCCATTCGTATATACCGGCATGGTCATGGTTTGCGCCAATGAACCAATCCAAACAACTGATAACACCTCTGGCTTAACTAGACGCCGTTTAACCGTGGAGTTTAATCGCTCGTTATGGGATAAAAATTCTGAGGCAAAAGAGATGATAAAAATGGAGAATGGAGTGGTAAAGGGCTTATGGAAGAATTATTTACCTGGGTTAGTTAACTGGGTTTTACAAATGAGTACTGAAGAAATGAGAGAATATCTTCTTGATACTTACGAAAAAGTACCTTCATTGAAGAAGGTTAGGAATGAAATTCTATTGAATAGTAACAACCTAGTTGAATGGCTCCAGTCCGAAGTTGTTCATGATCCTGACGCCGTTTCATCTGTAGGTAAGAAAATCCCTGCAGCAAAAGATGCAAAAGAAAGATATTGTAATAGCAGCTTCCATCTCTATGCGAGCTACTGTTCCTTCTGTGAAGATACGGGGTCAAAACCTGTAGGCCAGAAACGATTTATATCTCTACTTCTTGATTGCTGTAAAAACCAGTTATCGCTCAAAAACATCTATCATTTCACCAAGAAAGGAAGACCATTTATTAAAGGTTTAGTGGTTCGGAGTTCCGATCAAAAGCACACTTCTTCCCCTACAATACTGCCAGAAAATAAATTGGCATAGGCAAAACCCTTGCAGTGTCTAGGTTTTGGGATGTTAGCCTTACTAGGTAATTACTCTCATTCCTTATATAGGGACTAAACATGATTAAAACTTTTATTGCTATTGCAGCAACAACTGCATCTGTAGCTACTCCAGCTGCATTCGCAGGCACATATGTAAATGTTGAAGCTAACTCTGGTTTCACAGGTACTGACTATGAAGGATCTGTAACTGATATCCATATTGGTTATGAAGGCGGCAACGAAACTTATGGTTTCTATGTACAAGGTGGTCCAGCAGTTATCGCTCCTGAAGGTGGCGACGGTGAAACACGTCTATCTGGAAAGCTTGGCGGTGACATTGCTGCATCAGAAAGACTTGGAATTTATGGTGAAATCTCACTATTAACACAAGAAGATGACAACCTTTATGGAACAAAAATCGGAGCTAAGTACAAGTTTTGATTTAGATGACCTTTAGTCTTATAAATTTTGTAGAGGCATGGAATGCTATTAGCTGGTCTGATGCCATTCCATTCTGCCTCTTTCTTTATGTATCCTATTGGTTAAAAGTCAGGATTGACTCCAGTGTTGGTTTAGGTAAGAAAAAGCGTAATGAACTAAAAAGAACGATAGTAGAAGCGTTACAGGAACACTATGAAGCTCGTACATACGGAGAAAAAGATTAATCTTCTAATATCTTTTCAAGAATATCTGAGACATCCATCAGAGCATCTAGACGTAAGGACATATCAGCAATATGCTTACTGACATAAGGTTTCTCTGCTCTTGCTGAGAAAGCTAGAGCACTTCTTAAATCATCTTGAGCATCTAATAATGCTTGTTCAACTTGCTTAGTTAATGCCACGACTATTTATTATCGACGTATATCTTATTTATACTCGATAATTAACTAGTTGTCATTGAACTTTTTAAATACTTCTGAATAACCGATATCTGATCCTCCCATTTAGCCACCTGATCTAACTCTTCCTGTATTGCTCCCGTTATATCAGAATGTTCTCCAATACCTGCGGGATTATTTAAATAAATTTCAACATTTGCAAGATGTATCTGTATCTCTCCATTGGCATGAGCTAGGAGAGATTTAATAATTTTATCTCTAAGGTTGATCATTTATATGAATGGGATTTCCATTTACTGATATGCTTTTATTATCATCTTAGAGGAACTAATAGCTACACCAGCCATTGTATCTGGTGATTGAGATGCTCCTACAGTCCCATCATTTCTAACATAATATCTAGTACCAGGAGTTAAACCTGATAAAGTATCAACAGTATTGCCAAATGTTTTGATTGTTGCAGTTTGACCGTTTGTATAAGCTTGATCTGCAAATCCTACATATTGATAAGCATTAGCTAAGTTAGTTGAAGTTGCAGTTATTTTATATAACCAACCTGTAGTGCCTCCAACATTTGATGACCCAGAATTTTTCCTGTACGATAATATCCAATAATGGTCATTAAATTTAGTAAAATTCTGAGAGAAATTAGTAGGCGTAGCAACAGTATTTAGAGTGGTTCGTGTTGGAACAGTTAGTGAATTACCTGATGAAGGTATTGTTATATAGTTATGATAGATTTGTCCAGAGCCTTCACCAGGACTTCTCCATACCCAATGGAACTTATCTATAAAATCATCATAAATAATCTGAAGCCAAGCTTCTGTGGTTGATGTATTTGTATTATTTATTTGTGTATGATTTGTATCTCCACCTTGAATAGAGATGACACCAGACGAATTACAAGATCCAAAATTTGCACATAGCCTTTCATTTGATGAACCACTACCTGCTCTATATCCATATAAGAATTTATTTAGATTAGGATCGTAATCTATTGATGGCGTTCTAGAACTCATATCATTTGCCGCAACGAACGAACCAAATGTAGGAGCATTGTTGCCGTTAATAGTTAGAGAAGCTATATAAGCCTTATGACCATAACCAGTATGTGTAAAAATACAAAGTACCTTGTTATTCGTAGTGTCATAACATGTATCAACGAATTGGCAGGCATCAGTTAGAGCACTTGATAGAGTACCTACAGTTATTGTTGTTCCAGAAATAGATAAAGCTACTGCTTTTAGATTGTAGACACTACTCTCATCCTTTACGAAGGTAACAACTACTCTCTCTTCATCGGGGTCATATAATATAGATGTTCTACCAGCTTCATTTACTCTACAGAGAGCAGATACTATAACAGCAGTACCCCAAGTAATAGTTGTACCACTTACCGTAGCAACTCTTGCCCAGATAGGACTGTTATTACCACTAATTGTTCCTGATTGTCCCCAGACAAGGCAGAATTTATTATCAGCAACTTTACACAGACGTGTAAAACCATTACTAGATCCAGTGCTAGCAGTAACTTCTGACACTGTTGATACGTTGCCTATTGCACTTCCACCTGATGATAAGGTCCAAACACCTACTTTAATATCATTACCTACTTGCCTGGAGAAAATAATTTTGTCATCAGCCACACTAACAGTAGACTGCCACTGACCAGTAGGACCGTGGTGTGTACTAAAATCACTAGCACCAGCACTAGTCATTGCTGAAGTTACTGCTTCTGTTATCTCACTAACTTTGCCATCTGTATCAACCTTAACTGCTTTATTATTAGCAATCGATCCGTTAGCTACTGCGCTAAAGGTGTTGCCTCCAGGGGGAAGAGCAGCCCAGCTAGGAGCCGCACCACTACCACCAGATGTAAGAACTTGTCCAGATGTACCATAATTAGCTCCCCCAACTCCTAATTTTTTACCAGAAGCAATATTTATATGCTCAGAAAAAGTCCAAGCGTCTGTAGAATTAATCCAATTTATTGTCTTATCTGAGGCACCTTTAAGCGTGATGCCCCCTCCGTCGGCAGTCGTATCTGATGGGCTACTAACAACACCCATCTCGATATTTTTGTCCTTCACGCTAAGGGTGACAGAATCCACCGTGGTGGTAGTCCCCGAAACTGTGAGGTTTCCTGAAATCGTGGCATTCGTAGAAACAGTTAATGCGCCTGTTACTCCAAACCCTGTAGACGATACAGTTGCTTTAGTCGAACCACCTACTTGTAGTAATAAGTCTCCAGTACCAGCGTCATTAATAACACTATTAGAGGCATTATGAAATATCTCTAGATCATTTCCAGTTCCCCAACGAGCCTTGACGTTGTCGTTAAAATCAATTCCTGTTGCACCACCTATTGATACTGTTGACCAAGCTAAAACTCCACTACCGTTTGTCTGTAAATATTGCGAAGCACTTCCATCAGCCGCAGGGAGAGTCCATACCTTATTAGCAGCTACAGTCGTTGGGCTTGCAAAACCTACATAATGTGAACCGTCACCATCCTTTAACCTAATGTCCCCTGTAAATGCGAAATTACTGCCAGAAATTTTGCTAGGAGTTACTGACGCATCTGGAATAGCAGCCTGATCAATTGTGTCACCCTGCATCATGATCCAGCAGGAAAGACCCGCTGCCGGAGCTGTAGTAAAGGTTATCTGATTACCTGCAACCGTATAGTCTGTATTGGGCTTCTGCATCACCCCACCAAGACTCACAAAGAGTTGGTATGGAGTGGCAGCCGCTGTAGCAACCGTCGAGATAGTTAAGTTGAAAGCTGTAGTACTTCCGTTAAAACTACTAGATATATCATCGAAGAGTCTATTCTCTCCTCGTGCCAGCTGTCTTCCAATGTAGGCCATTTAGTTATACAACTACGAATTATTTTTTCTATTCTAAAGTGGCTAATCTATAGAGCCTTAACTTGGCTTCGTTGGAAGGGTATGTGTGTGAGGCCAACCACTAGCAGTAGGTAAATCACGAAGGCTTTTACGATAAGTAACCCACTCTGTAACTTTGGAATCAGCTAATCCACCTTTATCAGCCAATTGTGTCCAATCACTATCTTTTAATAATCGATCACGCTCTGATCTCTTTCCTATAGCTATATCACTGTCAACACGAGCTTTATAAGCAGTTTCATTTTGAGCTGCTGTAGAAGTTACATTTCCAGAATCATCTTTAGTATCTATAAAAGTAGGTCCTTTTTTATATTTTGTTTGCCATCTACCAGAAACTTGTTCTACTCCTTCTCTAACTACACTCTCGTAAGGAGGTGTTGTAGATGGTTGAGCACCGTCATAAACCCAATCATAACCAAAACTATTAACTAAAGCTTCATCGAGTACTTTTGGAAAACTTGTATTAGGAAATAAATTTTTAAAAGCAGAAGCACCAACTACTAATGTTCCGTCGGATTTCTTACGATATTCAGTCATGTTTTCAAATTAGATACATATAATTCTAAAGGAGTTAATTATTCAAGTACATAATTAGGCGTGGGCATAATATATATATGTTTGTCCAGCGTCATTAGTACCACCTTTATTACCTACTAAATCAAAACCTGTTGAAGTAGGAGCACCATAATCAGTTGAAGTTAATTGAGCAGCATTATCATCAAGCATAAGAGCTTTATCAGCACCTGAACCCCATCCTCTTGTCGTGTCAAAAACATACCAATTATAGCCTTCACCACCAGTAGTAATATTTTTCAAAATAAGAAATCTAGGCTGGAAACCAACGTCTGTTATATTTTTAGTAGAGTCAGACCCAGAATATGAACCAACCTTGCTGATGCCGTCAACGCTGGCGAAGAGCATGGCTATATATTCATCACCTGACGTACCACCAACATTAGACGAACTACCAGTTCTAAAGGATGTTGCACCAGGGACTACACCATCCCAAAATGTTCCTACTTCTTGAAATTCTCCACTATCTGAACTAAGAGTTATTCCATACGTCCAAGGATTTGTGCCGCCGTTCAATCCTTTATGACCTGCCCTCCAATTAGTTGTACTGTTCCTATTCTTTATCCAAA